CAATACTATGCACTTGTCTCACAAGTATCATCTAACATCTTAAACAGAGACTATGGTAACTCACAAGGTAACTTAAACTCTGGTGAAGGTTTAGTTGAAATTGCTGGTATTCAAATCAAGCGTTCAAACAACCTACCTTTCCTAGCTGGTACAGTTAATGGACAGTCTGGTGAGAACAACGATTACTCTGGTGACTTCTCAACTCATTGCGGTCTTATCTATCAAAGAGACGCTGCAGGTATTGTAGAAGCAGTTGGACCTCAGGTTCAAGTAACAGGCGGAGATGTATCCGTTTTATACCAAGGTGACGTTATGGTTGGAAGACTTGCAATGGGTGTAGGAACACTTAACCCAGCAGGTGCAATCGAACTAACTTCAGCACGTAGCTAATTATGTCTTTAAAACCCGGAACTTCACAAACTATAACCAGAACAAAAGGTAACTACCATGCTTCTGCAGATTATAGTGGGATTGGAAAAGTCAAAAGTTCAGTTACGAAAGACCCAGCTACTCCTTTAGAGTATGGAAGACAGCATTCAGATAGCTCGATTCTAGGAACAGTTTCTTAACAATATAATATTATGGCAGTCCCAACAGCAGTTGGAGAATACGGATCATGTCAAGGTACAGAGACTCGTATATCTCCTTCAGACACAAGTGGATCAGGTAGTGCTTCAGGCGTTGCCTCTACCACAAAAAATTTACGTTTAGCATATAATACTGTAGGCGGTACAGGTGTCCTTGACACTTGTGCTGTTGTCGCAGGACAATATACTTAACACACATAGGGGGGTTTCACGACCTCCTTTTTTTTTATTCACAAATATTAACACTATGACTTCTACTCCCACAACAGTTGATCTCGATACCGAACTATCCGCAGTTAATACTATCTTGGGTAGTATAGGTCAGGCTCCTATCTCCACCTTAGATTATGACAATCCAGAAATAGCATTTATATATAATCTTTTAAAAGAATCCAACCAAGATGTACAGAATGAAGGTTGGCATTTTAATAGGGAAAACCATATCAAACAAATGGTAGGTTCTGATAATAAAATTATTATTGATTCGTCTTATATTAGAATTGATAATGCAGATGAATGGGATAAAACCAGAGACTTTGTAAGACGCAAGGATTCTGACGGTCAATGGAAAATATATGATAAAGTTAATCATACTTTTGAATATCCAGATGATGATTACTTTCATGTGAATGTTATTAGATTATATAATTTTGAAGATATACCAGCACCCTTCCAAAGGTATATCACTTACAAAGCAGCAGGACGAGCAGCCGTACAATTAGTGGCTAACGCTCAATTACAACAAATGTTAGGTGTATTTGAGACTCAAGCTAGAGCTTCCTGCGTGGAATATGAATGCAATCAAGGTGATCATAACTTTATGGGTTGGCCGGATGAATCTGCATATCAAGCTTACAAACCTTACAGAGCATTAAGACGTTAATGGCTAGTATTACACAACAAGTAGGTAACTATAAATCCGGTATATCTGAATTACCAGATGAACTAAAAGTTCCCGGACAAGTAGTTGACCTTAAAAATGCTATACCAGATATTACTCGTGGTTGTATTAAACGACCCGGAAGATGAGCAATATATAGGACAAGTCGCTACAAATGGTGTAGTTAATATATGGAGATGTAGTGACGGAGCACTTATACCAGTAGACTATGCAAATGTTGCTGGTACTAATTTAGCTACCTATCTAGTCCATACCAATCCAGAAGATATACAACCATTAACAATTAACCAAACTACATTTTTTGCTAACCGAACTAAAACTGTAGCAATGAAAACCGATTCCGCTAACAAAACTCCAGTGTTAGTTAACGAAGCGTTTATATCTTTACGTACTATTACTTATGGTAAGCAGTATTCATTAGATGTATTTGATCCTACTAATCATAGTACAGTTACTTATAATCGTGCTACAGCTATTGAAGCTGAAGAAGATGTAGATACAAGTGGTATAGCTGGCTACAGTAATGATGGTAAATGTGAAGGTATGTCCAAACATACTGTCAGTCCTACCGCAACTAACTCAGGTACACCTTATAGTCAAGGTGGTACAGGTAAGAGCAACTTAAGATATGAAATGGATGTACGTTGTACTCCAGTACCTCAACCGGGATCAGTATCAAGTGCTTATGATGATTCCTATCAACCTCATGTAACATTACAATTTGGTGGTGAAGGGTGGTCTACAAATGATACTCATACCTATGTATCTAATAAAGGTTTAGAAACTCAAATTAAAGTAACAGCTCATGTAGCAATTACATCTAGAGCTAATGTAGCTTTAGTTAGACCTGAACCTACAGCTTCAAACGCATTAGAAAATGTGTCTGCTGAAAGTATCTTAGCAGGTATGAAAAATGCTATAGATGCTATTACTGGTACTGGTATAACAGCTACAGTATCTGGTAATGGATTACATTTACATCGTGCAACTCCTTTTAACGTCACAACAAGTGAGACACAGTTAATGGATATCATCACCTCTACTGCTAACTCAGCTGAAGATTTACCTAAAACATGTAGACATGGTTATATAGTTCAAGTTATAAATAGTGGTGAAGATCAAGATGATTATTATTTAAAATTTAAAGTAAATAATATAGCTGAAGATAATTCAGTAGCAGCTACATATGCTAGGGCAGGTACAACTATTACCGTAACATCTAATGGGCATGGTTTATCTAATGGTGATACTATTATTGCAGACTTTACAAGTGGTGCAGGTACAGATGGATGGTATACTGTAGCAAACGTTGCAACTAATACATTTGAAGTTACAGATTCCGCTTCCGGTACTATTAGTGCAGGAACTGCTATGGAATATACACCTAACCGATTTGGTGAAGGTGTGTGGGAAGAATGTGCGGCTCCTAATTTAGATGTAAAGTTTGATGTGGATACTATGCCACTCGAACTTAAGAGAGTTTTACCGGGAACATTTTCTATTAATGGTGGTGGTTCAACCTCTTATGCTAATGGTGCTTTCAGATTTGACTATCCTTCATGGGATGATAGAGTTGTAGGAGACGATCTTACTAATCCAAAACCTTCATTTGTTGATAACAAAATAAATAAAATCTTTTTCTTTAGAAACCGAATAGGATTATTAAGTGGAGAAAATGTAATCTTATCTAGGGTTAATGATTTTTATAATTTCTGGGCAAAAACCGCATTTACTATTGCTAATGCCGATCCTATTGACTTACAATCTACCTCTACTTATCCAACAGATTTGTTTGACGCTATAGAAGTTAACGCAGGTTTACTGATGTTCAGTGCATCACAACAGTTTTTATTAAAAACAGATGAAGCACAGTTGACACCTGAAACTGCTATTGTTTCGTACTTATCGTCGTATGCATTTAATGAAAAGACTAAACCATTTAACATGGGTACTACAGCAGGTTGGTTAAACAGCACAGCTAAACGTACTAGATTTCATGAGATGGCTGGAGTACAAAGAAATGGTGAACCAGCAGTATTGGAACAAACTAAAATTATATCTAAATTATTTCCAGATGATATAACGTTAGTAGCTGAGTCTACTGAAAACTCAATGGTACTATTTGGATCATTAAACAAGAATGAAGTATGGGGGTATAAATATTATACTCAAGGAGAACAACGAATCCAATCAGCTTGGTTCCGATGGGAGCTTCCCGGTACAGTAACTTTCCATTGTATGATGGATGATGTCTATTATGCTGTATTAAAAAATGGAAGTGTTTATACTTTACAATCGTTTGACATTAAGAAGGCTACAGACACTTTAATGGTTGGCACAGCTCCTACTGAATATCTCATACATCTAGATACTAAGAAAGAAATTAGTTCTGGATCATTAACTTACAATGCTACTACTAACAAAACCAGTATGACCAAACCTACGGGTTATGATAACTCAGGTCAGCTTGCTGTCTTCTGTAAAACAGCTGGCAATAA